GGGCAGCGATTACCAATCCAAATACCACCTTCGATGCTGATGGTGTATGGACGGTAGACGTTACTAATCTTGATAAGAAAAACTTGGATATAGTTAAGAAAGATGGACTTGCTGTTAAAAATAAAGGTGATGATCGTGAAGATTTTGTTACGGTCAAGCGTCGGGTTCGTCGGAAAGACGGTTCTCTCAACCGTGCTCCTGATCTTGTTGATGGTCAGAAGCGTACTATGACCAATACCCTTATTGGTAATGGCTCTAAGATTAATGTACACTACACAACTTATGAGTGGGAGTTTAAGGGAAGAGCTGGTGTATCGGCTGACTTACGAGCAGTTCAGGTAACTGATCTTATTCCTTATAATACGGAATCTGATGAAGCTTTTGATGTTGTTGATGGTTCGTTTACCAGTAATGAAGGAGATGAAGACATTCCTTTTGCATCTTAAATAGGGGGTGGGAGAGGTGTAAAAGCCTCTCCCTTTTTTTATATGAAAACTATAGATACACTAGTCAAAGATATTTATAATCTTTTTCATTCCGATGCTATTTCTTTGGATGAAAAAGAAATAGACATATGTATAAATGAATTTGGAGATAATATAAAAGAACATTTAAAGACAGCTCTATATGAAAAAGAAAGGAGTAGAAATAATTTAAGATTATCTATAATAGGAAAACCTGACAGGCAGCTATGGTATGATATAAATATGGAGAAGGAAAGTGATCCTGTTTCTTCTTCTACTCGTATCAAGTTTTTATATGGGTATATCTTGGAAGAATTATTAATAGCTTTATCTAGATTATCAGGGCATATAGTTACTGATACTCAGAAGGAAGTTAGTGTTGAAGGAGTGAAAGGTCATCAGGATTGTGTGATTGATGGGGTTCTTGTTGATTGTAAGTCCACTTCTCCACGAGGATTTGAAAAGTTTGAGAAGGCAGACTTGGTAAGAGATGATCCCTTTGGTTATATAGCACAGATATCTGCTTATGCTAAAGGAAATGAGGTAGATGAAGCTGCTTTTCTTGCTATTAATAAACAGAGTGGAGAGATATGTTTAACTCCTGTTCATTCTTTAGAGATGATAAATGCAGAAGATAGGGTTAAATATATTAAGGTACTGGTACAAAGCAAAAGTCCACCTAATCGTTGTTTTAGTGACGTTAAAGATGGTGCTTCAGGTAATAAAAGATTAGGAACATCCTGCATATATTGTAATCATAAACGAGAATGTTGGAAGGATGTTAATAATGGACACGGGCTACGGGTATTCAACTATGCAAGAGGATATAGATATCTTACAAAGGTTGCAAAGATTCCTGATGTACCAGAGGTTGTCAATTGGTAGATCATCACTGGCTACAATATAGAAAGGAGGAAGTATTTGTTCCCAATCTTGATAAGTTTGGGTTTGTTTATTTAATAACCAATCTTCAGAATGGAAAGGGATATATAGGTTGTAAGCAATATCTAAGCTATCGAAAGATGAAAGAAACAGAATCCGATTGGAAAACATATATGGGTTCTTCTAAATGGCTTACAGCCGATATTGAAAAGATAGGGAAAGAACATTTTAAATTTGAGATCATAGCTGAATATAAAAATAGGCGCAGCCTGAGATACTATGAGCTATATTATCAAATGAAATTTAATGTTCTTTCCTCTATCTTTGAAGGTACAGATGAACCAGCTTACTATAATTCAAGGGTAGGTGGTAAGTTCTATCGTCCTGTTGAGAGTTATCAAGATCCTGAATATAGAAAGAACCTAAAGAAAGTTTGGTCAGATCCTGAATTGAGAAAGAAGCAATCTGAAAATCAAAAGAAATACTTCTCAGATCCTGAAGCAAGAAAGAAACTAGGTAAAAGAAAGTTTTATAAAGATCCTGAATATAAAAAGAAAATGTCTAAGATTGCAAAGAAATACTTCTCAGATCCTGAAGCAAGAAAGAAAACATCTGAGGCTCTAAAAAATTCTGAAGCACATAAGAAAGCTGTAAGAGATCCTAAATTTAAAAAGAAACAAGCTGAAATAATGAAGAAAAGACCAAGAGATCCAGTTACAGGTAGAATTTTAAAACAAAATGTACAAGCCAAATAAAAATAAAGAATTATTTATAGATCCTATAGTTCAGTTTGATCGTGAGGTGCCTGAACGTCGCCTTTATTTAGCTGTAATTCTTCAAGCCTTATTGGACGCTACTAACATTTCTAATATTGTGACAAGAGATAAAGCAAAGAGATGGTTCTTTTGTAGCGTTGGAGTTACTTGTGATAACTTTGAATTTATCTGTGATAGTGCAAATATAGATTCTAGTTCTGTTAGAGGATTCGCTTATGAAGTTATTAATTCAGAAACGAAACCAAACTTTCGATATAGAATATATCAGATATTATCTGAAAATAAATATGATAGAGGAGAGGAATAAATGTCAATACGAGACTATCAAGTAGGTGGAGATCATTACAAGACGCTGGAAATTCAACCAATTGAATATATTTATGCGAATGAACTTGACTTCTTTGAAGGTAGTATAGTAAAGTATGTGACCCGTCATCGTACCAAAGGGGAAGGTGCAAAAGATATTAAGAAACTTATTCATTATGGAAAAATGATTTTGGAACTTAAATATGGAGAGAAAATGGATGAATCTGCCAACTGAGTATCAGTCTTTTATATATCTCTCTCGCTATTCAAGATGGATAGAAGAGGAGGGGCGTAGAGAAACATGGGATGAAACCGTAGATAGATTAATAGTTTTCTTCCGCAATCATGTGGAGAATAATCTTGGTGTTAAGGATCAGCTTGATGATAAGGATTGGAACATGATCAGGAACTCCATCCTATCTCTGGAGGTTATGCCAAGTATGAGATCTTTAATGGCTGCTGGTCCAGCCTTGGAGCGAGAGAACATAGCTGGATATAACTGTTCGTACATACCTGTGGACAATCCTAAATCTTTTGACGAGATACTTTACATACTTATGAATGGTACAGGAGTAGGATTTTCTGTTGAACGACAGTATGTTAATGAACTTCCCACCATACCAGATATAGAATTTGAGAGAACAGATGATGTAATAAGTATAGCCGATTCCAAAGAGGGATGGGCAAGAGCATTAAAAGATCTAGTATCCTACCTCTATACGAATCGTATTCCAAAGATAGATGTTAGCAAGGTACGTCCTGCTGGATCAAGATTGAAGACCTTTGGTGGTAGAGCCAGTGGACCACAACCATTGGTTAATCTATTCGACTTTATCATTCGTAAGTTTACAGAAGCCAGAGGTAGAAAACTTAATTCCATTGAGTGCCATGATATTGTCTGCAAGATAGGGGATGTAGTAGTTGTAGGTGGTGTTCGTAGATCAGCTCTTATATCTTTATCTAATCTATCCGATGATCGTATGAGAGTAGCTAAGTCTGGTGCATGGTCCCATACAAATCCAGAAAGAGCTTTGGCTAACAACTCTGCGGTCTACACAGATCGTCC